GCTACAGATCGTCTTCCGATTTCTTTACAACATCAGATTCTTAGTTTGATGATAGGTAAAGAAGCGGCTACTAGTTGGGTTAATATCCTAACTAATAGAGATTGATTTCATAAAGAAATCCCTCTGCGATATTCTGTTGGTCAACCTATGGGGGCTCTTAGTTCTTGAGCTATGTTAGCTCTAACTCATCACACTTTAGTTCGTATAGCGGCTAATCGGGTAGGAATACCAGATTTTGTTCACTATGCAATTTTAGGAGATGATGTAGTTATTGCTAACAGTTCAGTTGCTAAAAGTTATCACCATTTGATGACTTCTGTCTTAGGTGTGGAGATCAATCTTTCCAAGTCACTAATATCTTTAAATTCTTTTGAATTTGCTAAGAGATTAGTTACTATGAAAGGAGAAGTATCTCCCGTAGGAGCTAAGAATCTTCTTGTTGCTCTTAAATCTTTAAAAGGAGTACCTTCTGTACTTCTTGATTTAGTCAACAAGGGATTCTACCTTACCGAGGATTCCGTAAACCAATTATATAAGTCTATACCAACTGTTCGTAAAAGTCAGTTGGATAGATTATCTTGATTGGTTAAGGGTCCTTTTGGTTTTATTCCAACCGAAGATGGGTTATCAACTAGTATTAAGTTGACTAACTCGCTCTCTGCGGTAACTATGGATAGGTTCTTATCAAGTATTGATGAGGCCAAATTCCGTAGTTCTCTCGTTGTTTGAGAGAGGAATCTAAGTAAAACTGATGAAATAATTCAGAAATTACTTAGTCTAGAACAAGTTCCTGGTTTCGACCTAAATATTAAGGATTCTCCTTTATATTTATCTATTCTAGATCATTATTGATCTAGCGTAGGGGATCTTATTTCTAGAAAACCTGTTCGTCGTTTCTTATTTGATGGTCCATTGGTGTTTACCAATTATTACAGAGAATCTTGGAAATTTGAAATGATGTTTTACATCAAATCGAAGATCGTCGATTCTCGTGATGAAACAGTATCACTTTTGGATCCATTTAATAATGAACGTGTCATCCTTCCTCTTTCTCATTCTTCAAAAGCAGAGAATTTCTGACTTTTGATTAAAGAGATCGAGCAAGAGAAAACTTCTTTAATGGGTTTCCGTGGACTTGTTTAAGGTCAGACGGCCCCTCACAGAGAAGATGCCGAAGGTATTCCATACCTGGTGACCATCACTCCTTAAGGGGTACATTAGTATAACTGTGTAACTACCAAGGACCTATATATGGAATTATATAGATACCGGAA